TTAGTGTAAAGTAATTTAGCGTTGAATAAATTAACCTCTTGAAGTTCAGTTCTAATAGTAGAAACAGTTGATAAAGCTTCTTTTAATTCTTTTTCAGCTTTTTCTTTAGCTTTTTTAGCTTCTTCTACTTCTTTTTTCATTTTCTTTACTTCGGCCATCATTTCAGCACCCATTTCCATTTCACCTTCTTCACCTTCTTCGCCTTCCATTTCTTCACCAGCTTCTAATTCGCCAGTTTCAACCATGTCAGCAATTACTGATTCGATGAATGATTTAAGATCGTCTTCAGACATGTTTTCAAGATCAATTTCTTTATCTTGATCATCAGGAACTCCATCAGCATCCGAATCTTCCATTTCACCTGCTTCTAATTCAGCATCTTCTGCTTCAGCTAAATTACCGTGTTCGTAGTCGCCTGTGGGATCGTTGATTGTGCCTAATCTTTCATCTACTGAATCATCACCTTCTTCTAATTCATCTAATTCTCTTAAAAGTTCATCTAGGTCCATTTCGTCCATTTCTTTAGCTTCATCCATGCCCATTTCGTCCATGTCCATTTCGTCCATTTCTTTTTTGTTCATGTGTTTTGCTTCTTCCATGTCATAATTTTCATCCATGTCTTTTTCTTTCATTTCTGTCATCTCTTCTTTAGCTTCATCCGCTTCATCCATTTCGGCTAACTTTGCAGCTAACTTTTCTTTCAAATAGGGAGTAAAGGCTTCTTCAAGAGCGACTTTTGCATTGGCGATGGCTGTTTCCTTAACAGTCTTAGCATCGGCAATGGCTTCTTTTAATAAGTCTCTGTTTGCCATTTTGTTTGTTTGTCCTCAAATAATTTTTGTTGGAAGTACGCTTATTAATGACTAATGTCGAAGCGTAATAGATATTTAAAATCTTAATACGATATAGAAAATCGCATATTATGAATATACATATATGGGGATTCTTCAAAATCGCGAGAATAAGAAACCCTCCTTTTTCGGGGAGGGTCGATCAAAGGATACTATCCTAAGAGGGGTTAAAATATTGGACATGTGCCATTAGCACATAAAATTTCTGTTAATAAAGAATTAACCTTTGAATAATCAATTTCACTGTATTCTTTACTTTCTCTAACTAGATTCATATATGAACCTGGATTGGAAGGTGTTGATACGAAGTCCCAACACAATAGTTCAAAATCGTCTTGTACTTCTAAAGTACCTTCTCCTAATGGTTTTAAACTACCCATTCCACGAGATGATACACCTACCATAACATTGTTATCTATAAGTGCTTTTAATATATTACCAGATACAGTAGGTAAAATTTCAACCTTACCCATTACTTTATCTCCGTTCCACCAAACTTCTCTAATAACATGGGATACGTTTTTTAAAGAAATAATAGATGATTCAGGATGATCTAACTCACCTGTTGCTCTATTTTCTTTAACCATTTGTTGGTACTTATCAATTTCACGTTCCCACAAGTCTTTTGGATAATATCTACCATTACCATTTTTTACTTCGGCTGTAGCTAAAATACCTTCAACTAAAGGATTACCGGAAGGTGCTTTTAACCCCTCATGTAATTGTGTACTTGATACACTAAATGGAATGGTTTCTATTAAAACTTGTTTCATTATTTAAGATTTGAAAGGTCGTAATTTTCTGAGGTAGTTTCTTCGGGTTGTTCAGCCTCGTCAATAACTTCTTCTTTAGCTTTACCAGTCATTTTTTCATAAAGTTTCATGGTTTTAGCTTTATGTTTTTCAAGTTCTTTGATTTCTTTATTAAGAACTTTAATCATTGAAGGATCAATCATTTCAGCTAAATCTTCTGATTCGGCTAATTCTAGTTTAGCTTTACGACTATTAATTGCTTCATCAATAGCGTTTAATTTAGCTTCTAAAGCAACAGCAGCACTTGTCTTTTCTACTTCTTTCATATGAGTAGCAATATCGGGACGTTTTGCTTCTGTTAAATCACCATATCCACTTGATTTGAATTTACCTTTAGGATCTTTTGGTTGTTCTTGTTGAGTATATCCAATCCCTTTAATACCAAAAGAAGCATTTTTATGGTAGTAATTAACATCCTTAGCCATATTTTTAGCTACCATTTCTTTTAACTCGTTTACAGTTTTATCAGCATTTTTAGGATCTCCCATTTCAGCTAAATAACCCATCAAAAATGATTGACCATATAAATTATCAATATTTTTATCATCCTTATAGTCATAGTTTTTAGTTTCAAGATCAACTAAATCTTTTTCCATTTCTTTGTTATGGGATTTTACTTCAGCTTCAAATATTTTAAACCAATTCTTTTTTGGTTGAGGAGCTTGAATTTCTTCATTTAAAATACTTTTAGATTTTAATATGTGAATAGTAGTATTAAAATCAGTTAAAGAAGTAATATAATCAGGGAACTGAAGTCTTGCTGATTTAAGGAAGAATTGTTTATCTCCTTTACCTTCTTGAATTAGATTGTATAAATTTTGAAGTGTCATTTTATTGTTTTTTAAATAAGTCTATTAAATCGTTTAAATAATCTTGAGCCATGTCCGTGCCATAAATAACAGAAAAATTAGGGTTTTGACTATAAGTTTTTATAGTATCCTGTTTTGCTTGTTGTATTAATGGTACTAATGTATTTAATTGTTGTTCTAATGTATCAAAAGCTTTTAATCTTTCTCTAACCCAATTTACTAATTCAGGATTAGGAACGTTTAAGTCTGAGATGTATTGGTCTACATTAAATTCGGCTTCTTTTAATTGGTTTTTAGGAGATAATTTATATTTGTATCCACTAAATGCTTTTGGAGTAGCATAATTTTCACCCGATGTTCCTGATGTAAATCCTGCTTGTCCTGCTCCTCCACCTGTTGTGCTTTCTTCTGAAAGCGATTTTACTTTATTATACTCTTCGGGATAATTTTTCCTTAAATGAGTACGGTAATCATTTACAACCTCTCTTACTTGGGAAGCTATTTGTCTAATTTTAAAATCATCTTTAGCTCCTGGTTGTTTAATTAAGGCATCAAATAATTCTTTAGATTTATGAAGTGTTTCAAATGCACTTTCATAATCAGCTACTTTTTCAACAGACCATTCAACAGCACCGGAATCAGGGTCAATAGATGTAACGGTATATTTAGTGCCGCCTTGTACATCTATATCTCCTACCTTAATTTCCTTAAGTTTATATTTAAACTGTGCCATGAATTGTAGTTAATTCCTCTAATAGTTCGTAGTATTGTAAAAGGTTAACCAAATCATCATTACCAATTTTAGATATTTTATTTAATGGAGTGATGATATTATTTATTTCATTGATTTTGATACTAATTGCTTTATTTTGAACTTTTTTATTTAATTCAGTTAAAGTAGATTTAATTTCTGTAATTTTAGTATTATAAAATACTCTTAATTTAGGAGTAGAATCAACTGAATTAATAAATTCTTTTAATACCGTTTTTTGGTTATCATTTAAATCAGCATACTTACCATTAAATTTTTCTAACATAACTTTATATGTTAAAATCCTAAGATCTTTATCGTATGTTTTAAATTCCTCCATAACACTATCTTCAACTTTTGATTTTTCAACAGATTTAGAAGATAAATGTTCTAACAAAGCTAATTTATTGGAAATAATCTGGTCAGGAGTTGATAACATATCGCTGTTATATACCTCTATTAGCGTATATAATGAAGCATAAGCTTTGTAATTTGGCAATTTAGTTTTAAAGAATTCCTCTAAGTTATAATATTTTTGGACTTCGCTAATTAAATTATATTTTTGCCTTTTTAAAGCTCCTCTATTTAAATCTTTAGATGATTCAACTAAAGTGTTAATTACCGCCTCAGCCTTACCTTCAGTAATATTTTTATATTTAGATAGAGCTTCGTACAATTTGTACTCTCTACCTAATTCTGTTTTTACAAAGTATTTTTTCAGAATACCTGTTGCTTTTGAATCTTTTCCTGACAGTGTATCAGCAGTAATTTGTCTTACCAAAAGTTCAAATAAAAGTCCCGTATTCTTATATTTAGAATGTTTAATGTTCATTCTCAGAGTTTTGTTATAAATATATAAAGATCCTTATTCCTTTAACTTACTTTCATCCAACAATGAATCACCATTATTAATAGTATTAAATACTAATTTTTTAGTTAATGATTCTAACAATGTTTTATTTTTAGCTTTTATTTCTAAAGCTAATGGAGAAGTGTTTTTAACTGATTTTCCATATCCTTCTTGGTCATCATTTTTCATAGCATCTCTACCTAATCTATCTTTACCAAAAGCATTGTCTTGAGTATTAATATTAGATGCTTTCTCTTTAGGACGACCTAATGGTACATTTTCATCGTATCCGTCAGGTACTTGCATATCTTCATATCTTCCTCTACCATATAATGAAGCTAAATCGTGTGGTGTACCATATGATTTACCTGTTTCTAATGGGTCGTTTCCTTCTTCACCTATTTGATTATATCTAAAGGTACGTTTTTGGTCTTGAGCAATCAAATCTCTCATTTCCTCGTACTGATCTTGGCTAAAGTGGAATATATTTTCATAAATCCAATCAGTAGATATTAATTTAGTTTCTAACATTGAGGCAGCTAAATCCATTTTTTCCTTCATTAATGCAATACGTTCTTGATCATAAATGATAGAAGGTGTTGTTAATGATAATTCAAAGTTAGTTAAGCTATCTGCTGTATAACCTTGTGTATATAAATGTACTAAAGCAATTTTATATAATTCGGATAAAATAACTCGTTGGATACGATCAATTGTACGAGCAAATCTAATATCCTCGGCAGCTAATGTTGCTTTACCTTGTAAATTCTCATCGTAACCCATAAATGCTTTAGGCACTTTAAGGGCAGCAAATAATTTATTTCTTAAATATTCAACATCAGCAATACCATCATAATTTAATCCACCTAAATTTTCTATTTTAGTAGATGTATCATTACCACGAATTGGAATATAAAAATCTTCTAATAAATTTTGTTGATTGTATTTTAAATTATACTCACCTGTTTTTTCATCTATTAATGGAGTACGTTTCATGGTAGTAATTGTTTTCTGCATGAAATTATCTACTTCATTTGGAGGAATAGAACCTACGTTAATATAGAATACACGACGATCAGGTGAACGAGATATTCTATGAATTAACATAGCATCTTCCATCAAAGCATATTGTTTATAAATCCTACGAGCTGGTTCAATATAACTTCTACCATAAGGCAAATAGTTAACATCTGTCATTAAACGGAAGTGAGCCATTTCATAATTTTCAAAATATATGTGTTGGGAATCTTTTTGAGCAGTTAAATTAGGTGTAGGATAATATCCTGAACTACCACCATAAATTCCATCTGGTGAGTATTTGAATCTTACTGCGTTTGGATGTTCTTTATCGTAATTTTCTTGTCTGTCAATATGATAAGCCGTAAAAGGAATAACATTATAAACACCAAATTTTTCAGCAATTTCTAATTTAAGGAAAAAGTCACCATATTTACACATTTGGCGAATCCAAGACCATAAGTTAAATTCTACGTTTAATACATCATAAAATAAATTATATAATATTTGTTGAATATCCTCATCATTAGATCTGATTTGGAGTACTTCTCCCATTTCATTTCTTAAAGTAGCTTCTTCGGATATTATATCAAGCGCAGATGCAATAATCGCATCGTTATCCATAATATCATAGTCCGAGTATATAAACGTTCTAAGATACTGATAGTTAATATTAACTTGTTGACCATACAAAGATGATGCTGCTGGTGAATAGATTCTATTGAACCTATCCATTAATGAGTTTGTTGCTACATCTCCGGAACGTTGGATACTATCAACGTCTAAAACCTTTAATTCATTACCCCCCTGATTTCTGATGATAACATCAGTGGAGAATAATCTTTGTAGACGTGTAAATAAACTAGTGTTTGCCATTTGTGTTTGTTATAAATATTATAAGAGCCAATCAATATTTTCTTCCCCATTTCCCGTCTTTATTATGTATGGGTTTTGGACTGAATTTCTGTTGTAGACTCCTTGAAATGAAGAGCCTCCTTTAGTAAAATTATTTAAAGTTGCTCTTGTTAAATCATGAGATTGTTGTTGAAATTTTAATGATGTATCTCTCAAATACATAGCAACACCAAAAGGCATTACTAAATCATCATTATAACCTGTTTGAGCTTCTGGTCTACCGTTTTTCCAAATAAACACTTTCATTTCTTCTAATAATCTTTTAGAACGAATAGTTACAGAACGATCTCCAACATACTCTCTAAATTTATTTACTATTAAAGGTCGTGTTCTCATTGACATAGTAAACCCAGGTGTAACATTATCGCTATTTTCATATTGGTTAAAATACGAATCAGATGTTAAAGTATCACTCTTAGGTGAATAATAGACGTTTCTATATCCTCTTTCTAAAACAGATTCAATAGCTGCCCATCCAATAGAGGCATTTTCTACTACTAATAATGCTAAATTATACTCTGTGGCTACACCTACTAAAAAGTACCCAAATTCTTTAGGTGACATTTGTCCCTTATATTCAGCTACTTGAGTATTTGTAGCAATATCCATTATATGAAAGGTTGAGAAGTCTTTACCATCACCTCTAGCTACGTCTGCTACTACCATATACTCGCGTGTATAGTCTGCAGGTTCCCATACCCATAGATTCTGGTCTGCTCCTCTCCTTTCAAGTGGATCTTGTAATGTTGTTTCTTTAATAAAATCTAACCATTCATTGTAAAATACAATATCTCCTGATGTACTAAAATCGCAATCACACTCTTGTGATGCTAATCTAGGATCTCCTAATAATTCATCTTGACGTTTTCTCCAGGTTTCGTCTCGTTCAGGGTGAACAAACCAAGGCAATTTAATAGGTAAAAAATCGTTTTCAGCTCCTTCGGCTGAAACCCATGTTTTATGGAACCAGTTTCCTGTGCCGTAAGGAGTTGATAGTACGATTGCACCACCACCAGTTGCTAAAGTTTGTTGAGCTGAAGCCCATATTTCACCAATATTTTCAATAAAAGCAGCCTCATCTACTATCAACAAAGATACTGCTTCTGAACGACCTGCGTCTGAAGATGCTGAAGTGGCTTTAATTTGAGAACCATTACTTAATCGTAATGTTAATTTGTTATGTTCGTCTGCTGGTATTTTAAGCCATGAAGGTAAGTTATCATACATAAACTTAACCTTAGTAACCATGTTTTTAGCAGTTTCTTGCTTAGTTGCAATACAAAGTACGTTTTTATCCTTCTGGAATAGCATTAACCATAAAGAATAACCAGCTGCTAATGTTGATATACCTAGCTGACGGGATTTTAGTACAATTGAATATGGATGATCTTTCCAAAGATTTAATACTTTATCTTGGAAAGGATATAAATTAAATATTACTCGACCTCTTTGTGGGTGTTGAATATTACAATATTTTTTCATAAAATGGGCAGGATCCTGCACACATTTCATGTATTCCTGTTTGATTACTTCTTTTAAATCTACATTACTCATAGAGCTATTAATAAGCCCGATATGATTCCTAGAATTCCACTAATGTAACCTAAATTTCTTCGCTTAAGGGCAGTTTTATATTCGTTTTTATACAACGTAACTTCTTTATCTTTATTTTCAATTAATTGCTTATAATCACTTTCATTTTTTACATATAAAGCAATTTGAGCATCTTTAATTTTAATAATACTGTCTTGATTAAATACAATTTTATCTAAAAGTGTAATGGAATCACGAGTAACTCCTAATTGATCCTTTAAATAATTTCTTTCTGTTTTAACTACTAATGCCTTTTTTAAGGCAATACAAGGTACACAACAAGTTGAATCATTCAAAAGCACTTGCGAACTCAAGGGCAGCATCAGCATTAGACATAGCAACGATGCGATTATGTTCTTCATTATATTTTTCTTTATATTCATTTGCTTTTTTATTTAAATTACCTAATTTTTTCTTATCCTCATTAACCATACTTCCTAATACACAAGCCATAGAATCTAATTGTTTAATTTTAGCTGTAGTAGAATCTATTGCACTGTATAGTGAATCGTTTTGAGCATGTAATCTATCTAACTCTGCTTGAAATTTTTTATGAGATGGTAAAGCAAACATAACAACTAATGTTGCTATTAGCGCTCCTAATCCAAAACTAATTATAGGTTTCATATTATCCAATCAAATCTCCAGTATCAATTTTAACGTCTCTTTCTTTGAACGCTTTAACTAATTCTGGTTTCTTAATAAATTGTTTTAAGGCCGCCATTTTTTTAGTACGCTCATCTCCTTTTTCCATACCTTTTACTTTGGTAACTAAAGTTTTAAGTTTAGATTTAAAGTCTTCAAATTGGTCTGTTGGGATTTTGAATTTAGAAACAGTTTTTACTTTTTCTTTAGCTAATTCTGCTTTAGTAGGTTCTCTATCTTCGTCTTCTTCCTGTAAAGTAACACTACCACCTGTTTTTAAGGTATTTAAAGCTGTGTTTTTATCTTTGGCGGCTGCGAATTTTGGATCTTTTTGTAAAGCCGCTACTGCACCTACTCCTACATATGTTCCTTCATCTACAGATTCTTCAGATAAAATTTCGTATATGTTATCTTTAATTTGTTTTTTTAATTCAGATAATTTCATATCCATAAATATTAACCAAAAATTGTTCCTTTCATTTTTGCAATACGTTCCTCAGTAGTACCCGATAATTCAACTAATTTTTTAATTTTATGATTACTCCTATATAATATTAATTTAATTATACTATCAATAGTTTCTCTATATTTTAAATCTGTTTCACGAACTCCATTATCCTCCATCTCTACACCTTCAGGTGATACATAAAACACATAATCATATTCACCTACTAACTTATAAGCAGCATCACAAAACGCTTCAGCATCATAATATTCAATTGATTTAGCTGCTTTAGTAAACGCCATAACATCAATTACAGTTCTATCTGTAATCAGATTTTCATTCATTAATTCAGCACAACGTTCAGCTAAAAATATAAACTGACCTTTTAATGTAGAATCTGTATTCAATGGAATACCTAAATCACGTAAATACTTAGAACGCTCAGTAGCAAAATTATACCCTTCAAATTCAGGTAAATTCATTAAAGCATTTACCAATGTAGTTTTACCTACACTCATTGTTCCACATAAACCTATTTTCATATTAGTTTCTATTTTGACCTGCTTGACCTATTGCTGTTTTATACCAAGGTAAACCCTCACGATTACGTCTTGCTTCTTTCCAACCGTCTTCTGTATATTGAATACCATGAATATGGTACTCACGTTTACGCATATCACCTTGTGGTAGATATGCTGGACCTTCCCAATTGTGTAGTTTATTTTCCCAAACCCAAGCTACTGTACCATCGGCTTTAGTTAGTTTTCTACTTGGTTCGTATTTAGTTTTCATGATTGTAATATAATATTCTTTTTTTGATTTTCCTAATTAATTCCAATAAGTTATATCTCCATGAATGTTGTCCCATTCATCTGTTGATACAAATTTTTCAACAGCTAAAATACCTTGTGCTCCTGATACTGTAATACCACGAGCCGATAGAGCATCTCCTACAAAGTGAACATTTGGGAAATCTACTAATGCTAAATCTTTAGGATAAACAAGTGGTTC